AGCAGTATTATCAAAAGTGATACCAGTGTAACTCGGCAATGTTGGAGAACCAGTTAAGGTTCCAACCGAATCATTCCAATAAACACCTATTAATAGCCTAGTACCAATAGGTACATTAAGAAGATACAATGTGGAAATACCCAAACTGGTTGTCATAGTGCCAGGAAAAGATTGATCAACCAAGTAAAAACCATCAAAAGGAGAGGCTGCCGTAGCAGTAGCAGAACCACTAGTAAAATGAGCAGCGCCAGATTGCTGTGGAGTAACATACTGTAAACGACGAATCATAGTAAATGAATACTCAATCCACAATTCAGCAATAGCACCAGCCTGAACGCCATCAATAAGACACTGAAAATTTCCCATATCATAAAATTTAGAAGAACTAGAAGAAGGAGCTTTAGCATTAGCTGAATAATTAACATAATAATTGTTTAAAGACAAATCATTACGAGCAGCTTCACCATATCTTCCGCCCTTTCCATATCTCCTTCTATGCTCAGATAAAATATCATGTTCAATAATACCAGAAAAAGGAGCACCACTAATCGAGTGTTCATAATTTTCTGCTTCAGTAACAGAAGCAAAATTATTCGCATCAGGGTCAAAATTTGTAGCCAAAGCCACTATACCAGCACTAACAAAACTACCACTAGCCATATATTCCTTAGTACGATAAAGAACTTTTAAATGATTACACTCATATTGCTCATAATTTCTCGCAATATTAGAGAAAATCGGAAAAAGCACACTATTACCAGGATTAACATACAACTGCTCTAACTCTTGAAAGGTAGTACCAGCAGAAACCAAGTCCACATACTTTTCTCTAGCCATAGGATATTTAACACGCTCTTGCGTCGTATTTTTCCAAACACTACCAACATTAACACCGTCTGTAACTAAAGAACGAGTTCCTGCACCTGCAGAGAAATCTTTACGAGTTCTCTTCAGAGCAGACTTATTACCATTCTTAGTATGCTTAGCTTTCATTTTTGATTGCTTAGGCACAACAGCTTTAAGTTTCATCTTCTTAAGTTTCTTCTTTTCCTTTCTCTTAGCTTTGAAAGCAGCAGATTTTGGCATTTTAATTAAACCTTAACGGGTATTCTTAATAATTAAAATGTGTGAATTATAAACTTGAATTTTCAACACGCTCAAAATGAGATTTTAAATCAGCGCAAAGGTTCTTATGTGCACCACTGATTATTAAATCCGACAAATAAGAACTATCCAAGTATTCACCACTCTCCCGTCCACTATATAAAGCTTCGATATAAGTATCACTCTTGTGACCACTCATAATAGAATCAACATCCATAAACTCACCATTTTTAAGAGACACCCTCCCAACAAGTCTATCAGCATACTTTCTAAATATAAACGAAATATAACCAGTTATAAAATCACGTGTCTTTTTACACGCATAACTGTCCATCCTCAGAGCAAAAGCTCTTAAAAGATGCCATCTAATATCTTGCTTATCAGAACCATAAGCCAAAGAGCACAACACCTTGTCATGCTCAGAACCTGGTAAAAACATACATAACTTACTATTCCACACAAAAGAGCTACTTAAAAAGGAAACTTCACTAAGCTTCCTAGGCTCAAAACAGGGCGTTTTGGTTGTAACACCAATTCCTGTCCATATCCTAGATATATTTGTAGGATTAAACATATCAACAAACTCATTACTAACAGTATACGTATTATCGTCACCATACAAAGCTGCTGAAACATTTTTCATAAATTCGTTATAATCAGGTTCAATTCCTCGTTCATAACACAAAACTATCCACGCATAAGCGAATAATCTAAATAAACCAATAGTATTATCCACAACAGTATTGGGACTTCCACTGGGGTTACCGGTTTGCTTTTGAAGCAATTCTCCATTTTCGAGACAAAACACGGAATTAACTACCCTATCATAAGTGGCTTCAGATTTCTCCTTATGAAGAACTGTTTGATCTCTAGGATCCAACATTCCCCAACGAAAATCTTCCATACCCCACATTAACCGTTGAAACATACTAGAGTCGTACTCAGACTCGTCCAACTCAAACGCATTAGGATGAACATCTAATTTATCATATAAAATTTGCCAACCAGACAAATACTTAGACATTCCAACCATACTCCAGCACGGTATACCACCTTTCCCTCCATGAGCATCATAGAACTTATTGTTCATATGCAAATACAAGCGATTTGACGCAACACTATGCTCAATCGGCGAGGCAGTAAAAGTACGCACTTTATTATCATTTAGCTTTTCAACGCTTCGCATTTCTATTTTCTGACTGCAAGTCCAAATCGGGACCATTTCGTCCTCCTTGCCTAAGATATCCCAATAGCGGGAAAGCAAACTAATTTCTCCATTTTCGAGAAAATCTCGCTTATTTTTATACTTTAGACTCCACGGATAACCTGCAGAAGTAGTTTTATCTAATTCACCAACCACCATTTCCTCTGACAACACTCTGGAACCACCCATCCAAGGGCGAAAATGAATCTTAGTCCATTCCCCAGACAAAGCCCAAGCTTTCTCATTCAGAGCTGGTTGCGATTTATCATACTTCGAAGCACTTTTATACTCAGCCTCACGACCTTTAAATCCTTCCCTTTTAACTTTTCGATACACAGGATTAAGTTTATAACCTATTTCATCACAATATTCAAAAAACGAACTATTATGGATTTCAACACCCGTTTCCGCCACACGACGAACAACGTTCCCCAAATGATGAACGTTCCCATTACAAAACCAAGTTTCGTAGAGATCGCTCACATATGAGGC